GTGTCGGGGTTCAGTGATACAACCGTTCTGGTGCACGTTTCGCCGTGGTACGGATCCGCCTGCGGTTTGTCGTCGATCTGTTTAATTTGCATTCTGTTGATCTCCGTCCTATTGTAGTGGATTCTACGGGACACTGTTAAACACTGTTAGATCGCGTCCATGAACTCGATAGCCGGTACTGCTACTGACGCGAATACCAGAATTACAACGACCAGAACGATGACACCAAGAGCGCAGCCTAGTTTGTTCACGTTGTCCTCCCTCAACTATTCCTAGGATTCCCTAGGTCACAGCTCACAAGCGATTGTAAGCTGTGACCTAGGCTGGACTAGCGTCCAGCCTAGGTGGTGGTGGTGACTGCTAGGCCGACCACTCTGCGATCTGTTTGCAAACCGTGATTGCCAAATCGGCAATGCCTGTCAGACAGTTGTGATCGCTATGATCCAGAATGGCGGCCACTTGCTCAAAACGGCTACCGTTTTCGACCTCCAATGTGACGCTGCCCTTGATCGTCGACACGCGGACTTGCCATCGCTCTGCGCCAAACAGATTAGCTGTTTTGCGTTGCAATAGGTCGATGTAGATTGTCTCCGCAAGAACTAACAAATCGCTGTCCAGGTTGGCGCGAGCGAGCATTTGCGATAGCTCCTGCGTGCGGACTAGATTTTCGTGAATGACCACTTTGGCTGTCATGTCGTTGTCTCCCTTGTGTGTGTGGCGGCTTTTTTGCCGGTCGACCGTAACAACCACAGTATAGATCGTCAAGATGTATGGATTATGAATATTGGGGCGTTCTATTGTGACAGAATATACACAATGCAGCAGGCCGTTGCATACCCCGGGGGGGCTTGCCTTTCCTCAATGGGGTACTCCCCTGCCCCCGTGAAAAAGAAAAACACCTCCAGCGGTGGGGCCAGAGTGCCGCACCCCCGCCTATCGTTTTGCATCACTCACTAGAATAGAGGAGCCCTGTGCGCCCACCACTGCACACAAGAGAGGGGGCTTCCCAGGGTACACAGTCTCCGAACCTGTGCGTTAGCAAAGGTTATTATGACCCCATTCTACGCAAGCCTCATTTTTTGCCTTGGGACACTTTTTCATTCGGGAATTGCAGCATTCCTTGCAAAAGTATGAGTGACAAGTTATAATTGTCCTATGGAGGTAGAGGATGGTCAAAGAGTGTCCAGTATGTCATAAGGCCATAACGCCGAGAGCTCTGATGTGCAGGGCGTGTTTTGACTTATATGGACAGAGGGAAGAATGGCCCGAGTGGTTGTTGTTTCTTATTAGGGATTATGAGAGAGAGAGGATGAGTGAGAGAAGGTGGGTTATACGTATGGAGATTCTGGGGGCTCTCGCCCTTGATATACAGTCTGATACCTACATGTTGGAGAAACCGATGAAAAAGAGTCAGCAGAGAGCGTGGTCAGAAGTTTTAGAAAGGGATCAGCAAAGATGCTTACTGTGCGGATGCCCGGCGAGCGAGGTCCACCACATTGCTCCAAGAAGTTGGTTTGGCAAGGGGAACACAGACGAGTGCTGGCAGCCGAAGAACATGTTGTGCGTATGCCACAGGTGTCATAGCGATTGGCAGCACACGAAGAAAGCACGCAAAGCGGCGCTGTTGTTACTAGAGCAAATCTACAAGTACGAATATAAGGGGCAACCATGGCAGAGAATACTTGGTTACGAGGACCAGGCTGGCGAATCCTAAGAGAAGAGTTCGCAGAGATTATACACGATCACCTTGAAGCCGGAGACGACTTCCGCGTCCTATCAGAAGACGACCGGCGCGTCTATTACATGACGGCAGAGCACATCATCGGCAAGTGCATTGAGCATCACAACCAAGAGATCGCGGCAAACGAGCAAGGGAACAGCGAGCCAGTGCTCAACATTCGAGACCCCGAGTATAGGCCCGGCATGCGAAGCTTGGTCAGTATGACGGAAGAAGAAAACCTACGCGTTGCGGAAAACAAAGAAGGCATGCGCCGAGCAGCCGAGGCATGGGAAGCGAAGGGCCTAGGCCCCGTAATGTTTAAGAGCACCGGCACGCCCTGCAAGGGCTACTCGGAAGATTGGCTTGAGGGGCAGAGCGATTGGCCCGACGAATACTCTTTTGATGTAGTGGGCAATGTTCGATAACAAGAAAGGACTAAAATGAGATACGTTGAAGCACCCAATACTTGGGAAGAATCAAAGACTCTGTTTCTGGCCGGAGGAATCACCGGCTGTCCAGACTGGCAGCAAGAGATGCGTGAATTGCTTGACCAAGAGCGCGTTACTCTGGTGAACCCCCGCAGGGCCAACTTCCCTATGGGCGATCCTAGCGCGGCCCTTACGCAAATCACCTGGGAAGCCAAAGCCCTGGCAGACGCAGACGCCATTCTCTTCTGGTTCCCGAAAGAAACGATCTGCCCCATTGTCTTGTACGAGCTAGGGGCCTGGTCTATGCGCGATAAGCCTATCTTTGTTGGTATGCACGTTGACTATTCCCGAGCGCAGGACGTGAATATTCAGACCCAGATCAAGCGTCCCGAAGTGGAGATTGTTCATTCTCTGCTGGACCTTGCCGGACAGGTTAAGGAGTGGCTGAATGCTTAACTTTGACTATCTTGAACGTCTAGTGAAGTTGAAGAAAGCTCTCGATTTTTGGCTCCCGACAATTGAGGTGGCGTGTAGTGCGCACGCAAGCGAGGAGTTCACCGAGGCTACCGCTATCGAATTGAGCCGTTATATTACGGAGCTTGGATTGGACGAAGAGCCCGATATGGAAGAGTTGGCCGATCAGTGCCATCAGCAGTGGACTCACTGGATGACATACTTGTTCTCCAAAACCGTTACGCAGCCGGACGGTCCCTTCCATGGATACTTCGGTTTGCCTCCGGCACTTGTTGCTCGTTGGGAGCGGCAAATGAAAACGTCTTACACGGACCTGACCGAGGAAGAGAAGGAGTCTGACCGGGATCAGGCCAGAAAGTTCTTGGAGTTATTGTGAAAGTCTTTTTCGACACCGAGTTCACGGGGTTGCACCAGGACACAACGCTAATTAGTATCGGGTGTGTGGCCGAGGACGGACGCATGTTCTACGGCCTCGCTACAGATTACGATAAATCACAGGTCAACGACTGGATACAGAAGAATGTTCTGGATTGCGTTGAAGACGGATTTGACATGTTCCTTGGCATGAGAAGCCGCGAACTAGCGGAACTTGGTCACGGGTACATCATCGCACATTCCGGCTTTATCGCTAAACAGCTCAATGGCTGGCTAAAGCAGTTTGATGAAGTCGAGATGTGGGGAGATTGCATTGCCTACGATTGGGTTCTGTTCTGCCAGCTTTGGGGCCATGCCTTCAATATTCCCAAAAACGTGTACTATATCCCGTTTGACATCTGCACGCTAATGAAAATGAAGGGCGTCGATCCCGACATTAACAGGGAGGAGTTTCTTGCTGACGATTCTGGCGCATGTCCTGGCGGTCCCAAACACAACGCGTTATACGATGCCCAGATAATTAAGTCGTGTTATGAGAAACTGAGTGATTAAAGAGTACGAAGATGGTTCTGTAGAGTTCGAGGTCTCCCTGGCCACCCTTGTGAGTGCTATCATGCTTGGCAAGAAGGGATCGGGGGCCACGGTGAAACTAGAGATTCCGGGCACCAATCGCAGGGCGCTTTTGTATCTGCATGACTGGTGTAATAAGCTGGGCTGCAGGGCTTCAATTCACGACAAGTCGGGAGAGGAGCTGGATGCAGTAGAATTTTCCGCTATCCTGCCGGGAAAGATGGAATCCCTCTGCCTGGATGGTAGTGGAGACGGCGGTAGAGTTCAGTTGTCTATTCCATATACACAGCGAGAAGCTGCATTTGTCCTACATGAGTGGGCAGGAAGGGGATATCATCTATTTTCATTAAGAATAAGGGAGGAAACTAATGGCAGAGGAACCGAAAGAGGAGCTGAAACCGCAATACCGCGCATTCGTTGATAGTTATTGCACCCACTTCAACGGAGCAAGGGCCGCCCGAGAGGTCGGATTCTCAGATACGGGCGGGGTCGGTGCTCGAGCAGAGAGTTGGAGACTGCGCCAGCGTCCTGAGATTAAGGCCGCTATTGCAGAGCGTATGAAAGAGTTCGCTATGCCAGCTCAGGAAGTTCTGGCGCGACTCGCCAAGATTGCCCGTTGTGATCTGAGCCAATACTTTGAGGTGGATGGCGAAACCGTCTTCTTTGATCTCATGGCAGCTAAAGAGAATGGGGATGGCGATGTCGTAAAGAACGTCACCCTCGGCAAGCTCGGTCTGCGTGTCGAAGCCTACGATAAGCAAGCAGCTCTGGCCCTTATCGGGAAGCATCTCGGGATGTTCGTTAAGAAAGTAGAGCTCGACGACAAGCGTCCGTCCCTAACCGACAAGCAAGTGAAAGAGGCCGGGAGCAAGGCCGTTAAGGAATTGTCCGCTTGGCAAAAACAGCAGAACGAGTTGCAATAGAGCTCATCAAATGCCAGGTTTCTTGCGCGTATTTTATCAATACGTACTGCAGGATTCTGGACGCTACTAAAGGGCGGTGGATACCGTTCGATCTATGGCCTAAGCAAATGGAGGCCCTAAGCATGATCGACAATAGCCGCCTTTCTGTGGTACTTAAAGCGCGTCAGTTGGGGCTTACCTGGCTGACGCTTTCTTATATTCTGTGGAAGATGAAGTTTCACCCGGAATGCACTGCCCTGGTGTTTTCCCTGCGAGACCAGGAAGCCAAGTACCTTCTGGACCGTCTAAGAAAGATGGTTCAGAAGCTACCCGAGTGGATGGGAATTACCGTTGTTGAAGACAACGCCCATATGATCGGTTTCGCTAATGGCTCTTCTGTTCGAGCCTTCCCGACAACTGCCGGCGACTCTTACACCGCCTCTCTAGTTCTGGTAGACGAGGCCGATCTGGTCCCTAACCTGGGAGACATGATGACTTCCGTCAAGCCTACCATCGACGGCGGTGGTAAGATGATTATGATCTCGCGTGCCGATAAGAACCATCCCCAAAGTGAGTTCAAGCGCCTATATCGGGCCGCCAAGACAGGCGAAAGTCCCTGGAGCGGTATCTTCCTGCCCTGGTTCTCTCGCCCTGAGAGAGACGCAGCTTGGTATGAGGAGCAGCAGAAGGACATTCTCTCCCGCACAGGCTCTTTGGATGACTTGTATGAGCAGTATCCAGCAACCGATCGAGAGGCCCTGCAGGCGAGAACCCTGGACAAGCGCATCCCTGGCGAATGGCTTTCCAATTGCTATGAAGAGATGAAACCGCTAACGAAATGGGAGGCAGAATGCCCGTCCCTGCCGTTCCTAAGTATCTTCCGCTCCCCAGAAGCCCACGTAAGGTATTGCATGGGCGTCGATCCTGCAGAGGGGAACCCCAATTCTGACGAATCTTCATGCACTGTCATATCTCGTGTCTCGGGAGAGCAGGTTGCCCAGCTCGCAGGACGTATCCAGCCCACCGTATTTGCCGATTATATCAGGGAACTCTGCAAATACTACAACCGAGCAAGTGTCCTAGTAGAGAGAAACAACCATGGACATGTTGTTATAGCTCGCCTAATTGAAAGACGTATCCGACTACTGCAGGGGCACGATAAGAGCTATGAACGCCCCAAGTATGGATGGCTTACCAATGCAAGAGGAAAGGCCCTCATGTATAACGATCTGGCAGATGCGTTGCGCAATCAAAAGGTTATCATCCATGACGAGACAACCTTTATGCAGCTCGCATCTGTAGACGGTTCAACACTATCGGCGCCCCCAGGGGAGCACGATGATAGAGCTGTTAGTTTCGGTCTCGCTCAGGAAGCGCGATTAAGAGGCGGAGCAAGCCGCAGGCAAAAAGTAAAAGTTACCTTTGGAGGAGCTTAATGGAATTTGATATCGCATCATTGAAAAAGCAATTTAAAGACCCCTGGGCAGAGCGTGATGTGCTTATTCGAGAAGCCAGAGCCCTGCGGTTTATGGAAAACAAGATGGAGGAGGTTCCCGTAGGTATGGAAACGGAGGTCGTGAAGACGCCGATCGCTTTCCAGCTTATTCAGAACATGGTCGGTACACTGACAGCAGACTTTCCCAAAATCTCAGTGCCCGCTCCGACCGATAACAAGCAGGTCCGACAGACTTCTGAGAAAATGGAGAGATGGACTATTGCTGCGCTCCATCAGCTCATTGCCCAGGTAGATGATGACGTACTGGAACGCTTTGTGGAGTCCCTGGTGCAGGATGGGCATGGTTGCATGCGAGTCCTGTACGCCCCCCAGTATTGGAAGGGCGCCCCTCGGAAACACAAGAGCGAAAACGACGATGATTACGATGATAGAATGGAGCAGTGGAAACGCGGAAAGCCCATCCCGATCTCCTGGAATTGGGTTGATCCCTTGACGGTTTTCCCCATGTGGGGAGAGACTGGCCTGTCCGCAGTTCTGGAAACAGACCACAGAAACATCCTAACCCTCAAGAAGGAACGCTTCAACCGTACCAAGGAAGAGCCGATGCTCTGGGATTTCATAAGAGAGAGCACGGAAAATGGCGAGGTCGAGTTTACACAGCTCTGGACAGAAGAGGAGCTGGTATACGCAATCGACGATAAGATTGTACACCAGGAGAAACACAAGTATCGCAACGTCCCATACATTTATGCAATGGGCAGCACCATGGCGAGTCAAGACCCTAAATATCAGGGGCTTAGTATGCTCTATCCGTTGAGGAATCTTCTGCCTTATCTCGATCGCCTTCTTACACAGAAGGCTTCCGCTGTTAGGCTTTACTGTTGGCCGACACCAGTCATTCACCTTGCCGATATCCCGGAGGAAGCTCCTGGGGGCGCCCAGCGGACTATCAAGATTCTGCCCGGCGAGGCTATTACCCTGAATCCTGGAGAAGAAGTCGAGTTTCTTACTTGGAAAGGGAATGGGCCGGACGCCGACGAGATGGTGGGCTTGGTGATGCAGATGGCTGAAAGGGCTGGGCTGGCCGATCCAATGTTTGGCGTCAATTCGGGTCAGGATTCTGGTTATGCAATCAATCAGTTGATTGGTGCTGCCAAGAGCAAGTACAAACCGATCGTAACTCACGCCCAGAGAGCTATGGAGCGAGTGATTCAAACCATCTGGGACATTGTTGAGCATAGGATCAAGGAGCCCGTACACGTTTACCAGAGAGGGAAGAGGGCTGGCTGGCTCTCTCTCGGGCCAGATGATCTAAAAGGATATCGACAGGTCGAGGTGTTGCTAAATCCCCTCAAGCCCACAGATGCTTATGCTCAGTCGTCGAGGGCTATCAACGAAGTCAACGCTGGCCTGCGCTCTCGCTTGGGTGCGATGGAGCTTGTGAATATCGACAACCCAGAGCAAGAGCAGGATCGCATCTTAATCGAAGCTTGGATGCAGCGTCCTGATGTAATGCAGTTCTTGACCACCGAAGCCCTCAAGCGTGCTGGAATCATCCTGAAACAGGATTCGCAGATGAGTATTCAGGAGCTTATCAAGATCGGTCCGAAGCTGCCTCCTGCTGTGCAGCAAGCCCTATTGCAAGAGCTGCAGGGTAGTGGTCAGGGTGGCACGCCACCAGGAGAAATGCCGGCTGGCGAGGCTGGTCCTAATATTCAGGGGATGCCCAATGCAGCTGTGATGAGCGGCCCGAATACCCAGGCCGCTCCTGGGGCTCCGCAGTCCCAGCGGCACGTGGGCCCTATAACAAAGCCCTCCGGTATTGCTACTGGTAGGGCTCCGGGGCCGAGGAAAGTATAATGAAAAGTCAAGGAAACAGATTTGACGCCCTGGTAGATGCAACGGCAGATACTATGGTAAAGCGCATTCGGGCGATGCCGCAAGACGATCCCTTTGGGTTGCGTAAGATGACCCCCGACGAACAACTTGACGGATATGTAAAAATATGCAATGACGTGGAGGCTATCACTTCGATTATCCGAGAGCATGGGGTGAAAGCAGCCGTTGCTTATGTGTTGAAAATGGAGAAACAGTTTGACAAGAGACTTAGTGAGGTGAGGAAAAATGCCCAATACCCGACAGAAGAAATCGGCCCCAGTCTCGGGAGCAGCGGACAGTCGAGCCCAATCCCAGAAGAAGGCCCAGGAAGCCAGCTCATTAACGAAACTACTCCAGCAGCGCCGGGCGAGTTTGAACGCCCTGGCAAGTCAGGGCTCTCTCTCTAAGGAGCAGGAAGTTGAGCTCAAAAACGTAGAGAAGAATCTCCGTTTGGCCCAGGTTCAGGGCGAGCGCGTGCAGGCTGTCGCCATGAACTATCAAGAGCCTGCCGTTACCCAGGCCGATTGGGAAGGGGCCGGGAAGAAAGAGGCCAAGCGTCAGGTTTCCCAGGGCGCTGATCCCAAGAAGGTAACTCGGGATTATAAGATTGCTAGGGAGAATTTGTACGCTCCACCTGCAGAGAATGCCTTTCTGAAATCCGGCTCTGTTTCCCCCGCCGCATGGGCATCGCCAGACTACGGTAGCCAATATCCGCAAGATGTTTATGGGCCAGCGTCCAGTCCTCAGTGGACTCCGGGACCGACGGCGGCGCCTGGTATGCCAGCCCCGCAGGGTGGCGTTCCCGTCCGGGCTCAACAGATGGCTGCGCGGGCTCCCTCTGGCGGTCAGCGGTTTGTTCCTCCCGGAGGAATGGACCTTAGTAACGCGAACTTTGATTTGTTTCGTGGTCCCCAGCCGACACGAACAGCACAGCCCGCGCCCGCCTCCGCAGCGGTTCGTAGTGCCATGCAGCGTCGCCAGACAGGTCCACAGGCCGGATTCCCGGCGGCTAGGGCTGTTCCGTTTCAGGGCGGCGCGATGGCGGGTACAGCTACGCCCGGAGCAAACGCATCTGGCACCCCGAATGCGCAACAGGTGATGGAGTCCTTGCAGGCCATGCCGAATGGCAAGTATGCTATGCCGCCGATGGTGGCCTATAGTGTTTCGCAGGAGATGTGGGATTCAATGTCGCCACAGCAACAGATAAATCGCGCTATGCAATCCGCAAGCCTTGCTCCTCTTTTTGATGAGTCTACTCTGGAAAGAGGAACGAGCGCCTGGGCAACGAATGTAAGAGTTAATCCGGGCGGATATTTGCAGGAAGATAGAAATCTTGCGTCGGCACTCAAGGAGCAGGAGGGCAAGACTCCCGACGAGTGGCTTGGCGTATTACAAGACCCGGGTTCAAGCATGTATGAGCAGCAAACGGCCAGGAATGCACTCGGCATTAGCAGCACAAACCAGAATGAGGTGTACGGTCTCCCGAATGAAGGAAACTTGCGTGGCTTGGCTATGCAGAACTATCTAGGCCAGTATGGAATCGACTATGATCCATTTAGCAGGCGCACCGACACAACGGTTGGCGGCCATTACCAATACGGGAACCCCATGAATGGACAGGCAGACTTTGGCAGCGGCTTGGCTCTCGGGGAATCCCTGAGAAGTAATCAAACCGTTTCGTATAACGACATTGTTTCTCCACAAGAGTTGCAGTGGCAGAAGGAGATGGCAATGGAGCAGGCCATGCACGATGCCGACTTGGCCCAGAGGCGCTCGGAAGTGGGCGCTCAGGTCGGGCAAACGCTTGCCGGTCTCGAGAGTGATAATTGGCAGTTCGGTCTCCCGTATGAGCTGCCCAAAGGAACCAGGTACGCGCCAGGATTCGAGCCAGGCGGTTCCATGTCTAACCTTGCGGCCATGGGTGGAACACGATATACGCCTACGGAGATCGCTCCGAGCAACCCGCCAAGCTCGGATGCTCTAATGAACATTGTGTCTAGTGCTGTTGCGAAAATGGGATAGGAGAAACATGTCAGAATCTAACGAGAAACTAACCGGATGTGCTGCGGCCCAGTGTGAGCCGGAGGCAGAAAATGACCAGTGTGAATCCGTGGTCGATGATACCGCGTGCAACCCGCCTGTGATCGACGAAGGAGAGGTGATCGAAGGTCTGCGCCGAGAACTTTGCAGGGTTCAGTGGGATCGAGAGGTAGAGTTCAAGAGGAACCATGCCAAACCAGAACCCATGGAAACGAACACCGACTGGCTTTGCTTTTTTGATCGCGCTAATAAAGAGCGTCTTCGTGTTCGAGACTGTTTTCTCAAGACTTTGTTCGGTGATGAGATTGAGTTCGATCGCCGCAAAAAGTATCGAGTTATCTGTGGGAAACGAGCGTTTGGACACGTGTACGACTACCTTAATCAGATGTCGCACAATCCAATGCCGTCTACGGCAACAGCAGGGCGGATCGAGTTACTGGGTGTGATTGTATCCTTTGATCAAAGCATGCCCGACGGCTATATGTTCCCGTTGGCTTACTAATGATTCCGGTCCTACTGCTTGAGTTCTTTCTGATGTACCATTCCGTAGAGTTTCCCTGGGAATGGATGGCGGCGCAGGTCAAGTGGGAGTCAGATTTCGATACTCACGCTATCAGCCCGTCAGGGGCGAAGGGGCTTTGCCAGTTCAAGAATATAACTTGGGAAGAGTGGGGACAAGGGAGTCCCTACTGTCCCGAGAACGCTATTAGGGCTCAGGCCAAATACACTCGCTGGTGTTACCGTTGGGTTGCTCGGCAGAAGCCGGGGCTTGATCCCGAGACGTTGCGCTGGTGGGCAGTAGTTGCTTATACATGGGGGCCGGGGCATATCACTCCAGAGTTAAAGGTGTCAGAAGTTCCAGAGGATGTTGTCAGGCATGCTAATTGCATTGCTATTGATGCACATCGTATGAAGAGAGAGGTGAAAGAATATGCCAGGCGATAATGCAGATGTATATGGTGGGTATCAATGGACAGCCCAGGAGGCTCAGTTAGCGATTGCAAATGCCAGTCAAGCATTTGCTTGGGCGCAGAGCCAGGGAATGTCTGTGGAGGCCGCTCGGAACTTTGCGCTACAAGTGGCCGAGCAAAATCAGCGACAGCAAGAAGCTACAGGATATGTGCAGGCAAACCCTTATATGAGTTACGATCCCAATTACTCATATAGTGGAGTTAATACGGATGGCGTTGGGGAAAACGATTACGTTATTGACCCGACCGATGCCGGGGGCTGGAGCGCATCTGCTCCCGAGATGGGGGATGACGGTAGCGGAATGCAGAAAACCCTTGCACGAGAAAAGGCAGAGAACGAGAGTGCCCTTGGCTATCTTGAACTGCTTGCCTCTCAGCAGGGGCCTGGGGACTGGGTTTCTTATTGGAATACGGTTCGCGGTGCCAAGCAAACGGATATGCCTGCGTGGTTAAGCAACCTGCAGCAGAGTCAGAACATGCCTGCTTGGGGGGCCTACTACGGTCAGGACCAAAGCCAGGGCTATGAGCCGGGCACGGGCGGCGTTCCCGCTCCCGTGGGAGATGTTCAATGGGCAGAGGCGGCTCCCGTTAGCGCCCAGAGTCAGTCTGCGGGCGTCCCGGCTCCCACTAGTCCCCAGGCCGAAGCCGTCAACTGGGATGGCATAGCGCAACAGATGGGGCAGACCGATCGCACCAATAGCCTTACAGCCTGGGAGCAGGCGCTTGGTGACGTAAAACCTTGGCAGGTAAATGCCTCAGGTTGGGCCAATATGAATCCCTCGGAACAGAAGGGCCTACTCGGGGCTGTCGATTCCACCGGCGGTAGTAGCGAAGATTTTTATAGCCAGATGCAACAGGCTTTCCCAACGGGACAATTCAACGCCAAGACCTACTGGGGGTAGACTGAATGCCAAATCTCCTAGAATATACCAATCCAACGGACTTTGACGAGAGCGAACTTGACTCGCCAAAACCTAGTACTGCTGCGTCTAATTTTCAGGCATGGCAGCAGAGCCGTCAGCAGAGACAGCCCGGCGAGACCCCTTCTTGGGCGCAGAACTATACGCAACAGATGGCCCAGACTGGCGGGGCGGGCTCCTTCGATTCGAGCATGGCCCAGCGGCTAGGGTATAATCCCGAGACAAGAGGCTGGGACTATACGGGACTCGACGATACGCCGGAAGGTCGATCGGCATGGAGCCAGGCGCCTAAGCTAAAGAATGTCTGGGGCGGATTGATGGACGTGCTTAACGTGCCTGCTGAGTATATTGGCAAACCAATTCTTGGCGCCCTTACGGAAGCCCTTACTCCAGGGAAGCAGATTGTTGCTCAGGGTGATACTTCTCTGGAAAAGGCTGCAAGCTGGTATGGGCAAGCCCGAGGGCTGGAGGAGGCGCGTCCCGAAATAGCGGGTTTTGATGTTGGCAAATACCACGTCAGCGAAAAGTGGTTTACCGAGAACCTGTTGGCCGACCCCTTGTTCTGGCTGGACCCCGTTACGCTACTTTCTAAAAGCAAAGGTCTCACGGCGCTCAAGGGTCTGGGGCTAAGTGACGATGCCCTGCGCGGCACGATGGCTGCGCTTGCCAGGAATAACATGGATGAGGTAGCCCGGATTGCTGGGAAGGCGGCTGCTTCGTCTGACGAGATGACCAAGGCAGCCAAGTGGTTTAATATAATGAACAAGTCTGAGGCTCTTGACCTAGCAACTTCGCCCATGGCGTGGCCCGGCTACTTTGGTGGCCAGGCAATTCAGGGCACCAAGATTGCCCGACAACTGAGCAACCTCAATGCTTCTCGTGCTCTTGGCGAGATTGACAATGACGCCTACGAGATGGCGGCTACTGCTTTGCAAAAACAGATGGGCGAAATGCCAACAATGGCGCGGCAGGTCGCAAGGGGAGTTGGCGGAGATAGCGCGGCCTCTAGGGTTGCTCGAGAAGCTACTGAAGCTGGCTCGCGTGGCGGTCAGTTGTATACTTGGGCTAAAATGGCGCCCTCTCGCTTAATGGCTGCCCCCGCACAGGTGCCTATTCAGTTTGCGAACTCTATGCTGGAAGGCAGGGGAGTTGGTCGATCGCTTGGCGATGCGGCAGGTGGTGTTCTTGGTCTGAATCAGTTGGCCTCCGGTGTGGGCGCCGATCGTTGGGGGCCTGCAATTGGTCGCGCTATACAAGACGTTAATCAGATGTCGCCAGAAGAAGCACAGCGCGGGGCCGTCAAGCCCTTTGCTGGAATGGAAGACGCGGAGAAACCCGCTGATCGCTGGGTTGATTCGGATGATGAATATAACAAGATTGAAAATGTGAGCGACGAAGAGCTGTTGCAGGGATTCAAGGTTGGCGATCGCGTAGAAACAGATAATGGACCCGGAACGGTCGAGGGTGCTTCCGTAGTTACGAGTCATGTAACGAGGTTTGGTGCTTTCGATGGTATGGCGGAAAAGAACGTCAATGTAATGCTAGACGACGGTTCAGCTATGCATATGAAATATGATAGTGTGCGCAAACCCTATCCCTCTTATGAGGGTGGTGTTTCTATTAAAGACCTTCTTCCCGATGATTTCGCCGAGTCTCGCCCAGTAGAGCCCGAGCAAGTCCGGGAACCCGTAGAACCCACGATCGAGCGAGCTCAGGAGCCGTTGCCGATTATGGAGCAGGCACCAGAACCCGCAGTGGAACGTGCCGTTATCCCAGTAGATACGCTAGACCCCCGTCAGGCAGAGCTTGTACGTAAGTATGTTGATTCTGAAAAACCACGAGTTCAGGCTGTATTGAGTGAAATCGAAGAGAGCGCCAAATCTCTAGCTCAAGTGAAACAGATAAATGCCGAAGCGGAAGGCACTCCTCTAAAGGGGCGTTACGATATTAGTGAAGCACTTGATCTCGCACTGGGTATGATTAATGATGGGCCGCAAGACGCGGACGCCTATGATAAGTGGCGCTACGAAAAAGACGAAAGCCCCAACAGTGTCTTCCAATCCGCAAACACTCTTTCGATGGCTCTTGGCGATGCGGAAGCAAGTCCTGGAAAGCTTAGTGATACACTGGAGGCTTATTCGTCTCTGGTTGCTCAGGCTCGGGAAGCTTATAACAACTCAAAGGCTCAGAGGGATTTGCCATCTCGAGACGACTTGATCTATAACGCCTATAAGATGGCTGGAGACCTGGCTAAGACGCGAGACTTGGCCGCCGGCGGAAGTACCGAGCCGGGCCTAACGGATGATATGCGCACTCAAATTAGAGAGATGGCAGGCGAAGAGCAGACCGCCACAGGAGTAGAGCAAGAGTCTTTGGCGAGGGATGCCGAGTTCGACGAAGAGGCCATGATTCGGCAGGCCCTAGAAAGCCGCGCTCCTGTACAGGCCGAACAACTGGACCGGCTGATCGGCGGGGATGGCGTGGGCGAGCGCCTGCTTGCTAACGAAACCCCAAGGGGGAAGGCTCTCGCTGTAGCTCTTGAGGACAACTATTCCGTGCTTAATCGTATCCAGAGCGCCGCAAATGTTGACGGCTCGGATAGCGCAAGCTGGGCGTATAACCTGAAATACACCATGCCAGATGCTATCGACGCATTAACCCGCAGTCCAGACTCAACCCCAGAAGAAGTTTATCGAGAGATGGTGGGCGAGAACCCGGACGGCGCCGCAATGGCCTTGGCTCTTGGGCGCCTAGCCAATCAGCCCGATACGCTGCGGGATTTCTTTGAGGACTATCGGGATCACGTGGAAAAGTGGGGTTCCAAGGCCGGCGTGCGAGCAACGTACTCCGAATACGAAGCCCCTTCCCAGTACATCCGGCGAGCCTTTAACACAGCCCAAAGCAGAGCTAACTCGGTCGATCGCATGATTGATCGGAGCATGGGAGATGCCAAGGTGGAAGAGGTAGTTGACCCGCACCTGGCTAACGATCCGGGAGCCTTCACAACGATCAAAGACGAAGACCCATTAGGCATCGAGCAGATTGATTACTACAGACCCGGACTGGAAGAGGAGGAGCTCCAGCGTGAGTTTGCGCAGAAGCGAGCGCAAGAAGATGAGGACCTGATAGCCGAAGGAGCCCTTGATCCCATGAAGGCCCCTGAGTCAATCATGCAGCCAGACGTGCCAAACCTGGAAGACATGCGAGGGCAGCTTTCTGATACTGTCGTTACGTCGGAGAATTACAAAGCCTGGACTGACGCAGGAAACAAAGGCGACATGGACGCCTATCGCCAAGAAGTAATGGGCATTATCGACGTGCTTGATGCTGTCAACGAGAAATGGGAACGCACCGACCTGGATGAATACCTGAGTCGCCAGTCTGTATTCGCCAACAAACAACTGCGCCAAAAGGCTGTCAATGTTCTAATGGGTGGGTTTGGCCAAGTGAGTCAGCCCGCCGTAGGCGGCACTCCCGGCACAAATAGAATCAGACAGCAGCAGACAACGCCGCCTGTTGTTCCTCCCGCAGGTTTGCCCCCGACTACGCCACCCGTCGCGCCACCTATGGGACCAACCCCCACGGGCCTCCCCTCTACTGGTGGTACATCCGATTTTGGATGTGATTCTAATGCCAAGATTATAGGACAAGCATATAAGGGCGATACCATCCGCAAATTCCAGACCTGGCTCGAGCGCAAGGCTCCTCCCGTTGCTAGAGCGATAAGCTGGCTGGGCGTCCCGCTGGACAACCCGTATGTTGTTGGCCGTGTTCTTTTCGATACCGTAAGAAGTCGCATCTATTCGTCTGGGCAGCAGGCAATGAATCGCCTCAAGCGTCACGCATCTATTGGTGAGTTATTCGAGTTTGACGGAGACAATATCAAGGTAACACTAAAGAGTGGAGCCGTAGTTAATCGACCGCCGGGCGACGTTCTGGAATACGCCTCTCGTTATCAACTGAATCCAGAACAGAAAGCCTTAGCCGATGACTTACACTATGTCTACGATCACTTCAAGAAGCTCTATCAAGATGAGGGCATGGACCTTGTACTGCGAAATCTTGGAGTCGACGAGAAACATATTGGCCGTTGGACCTACGCTATTCCAGAGGAAGTAGCTAAGAGGCACGGCGTTGAGGGAAAGCAATTGGAAGACGGCTCGGTAATTGTGGAGAACTCATCCGATAGGCGTTCTGCTCGCTTTGATAAAACGGTTGGGATGGAAAGCCCGCGCTCATTCCAGACTCAGGCAGAGGGTATAAAGGAGGGGTATCACTACCTTTCTCCCATTGAAGCCGTCGAGCTCAACCTGCGAGGGGTTGCGGCCAGGGTTGCCAATCATCGCGTCGCCAATCACTTCAAGGACACAATAGCCATACAGCCAAATGCTGTCGGCGTATACCCGCAGACCAAAAACGGACAGCCAGTAATGACACTCTCAAAAAGACACGGGATCAAGGTTACGGCACAGGATTACGAGCTTGCCCGCGAGGCTTTGGGCATGAATGAAAAGGAGGGATTTGCTAAAGGAGTTGAGACCGTACTGAATAAGGCCGGGATTCTCAACGATATTTCTCGAGAAGCCCTGACGGTGCTTGATGCTGGGCCGGCGGTGATGCAAGGTTTATCCACGCTCTTCTATAGTCCGAAAGTGTGGGCCAAGGCTATGGTGCATACGTTCGCTGACCTTGGAGACTCCAAGGGATACGCCAATCGCCTGACGGGATTGAATGATATCATCAAAAAGTATACTCCGTTTGGCCTGACTCTGTATAACTCAGAATATACCGAGGCCGAGCCTATGTTCAAGAAGATACCCGGACTCGGAAAGCTGTTTAAGGCTGGCTCTCAAGTTTTCGAGGAAAACTTGAACCTGATGCGCCTGTATGGTATGCAGTCTACGGAGCATCTTGTCAATCCTAAAAACGGAGATGTCGCGCAGCAGTCGCGTGAGCTGGCCGACTTCTGGAACCGATCGACAGGTGCTATGGAGACCTCCAGACTGGGCCTCAGCTATACCCAAAAGCTGGTCGAACACGTCTCTCTATTTGCACCGACATACACAAGATCGACCCTGGCGATTTATAAAGCTATTGGAGAAAATAGTATCACAGGCACCCAGGCTCGCAAGGCCCTCGGCTCTAGTCTGCTTCTGGGAGCTGCGGGATACATGTTGATCTGCGCGATCTTGGACCAGGAGCCGAACTGGAATGTCAAGTCTGGCGGCAAGTTTATGACCGTCAAAATCAACGATCAGTATGTGGGAGTCGGGGGCGCCTTCTTCTCCACAGCCCGCATGCTTATGCGCCTTGGCGCCGAGCCGGAAAAGGGCCTGAAAACTATCAGCAGTTATGCTCAGTCCAGACTCTCGCCTCTAGCGGGAACCCTGCTCGACCTCTCGAGAGGCCATAACTACTTTGGTCAACCGATTGAAGGAGTTGGGGATATTGCCAAGCGTGCCATCTCGGACAACCTGCTCCCCATCTGGATCAACTCGGGTATCGACGCCGGGCACGTAGCGGCGCAACTCAAGGGGGATACGGGTAAGGGCCTTGGGGATTTTCTCAAGAAATCTACTAGCAAACAGGCTGGAACATCATACGCGCTAGACTTCTTGGGTTTAAGAACCTTCCCGCAACAGCCATTTACGGGGCGGGCCTCAAAGCTTCAAGAAGATACGGCCAAGCAGTTCTATGGCAAAGGCTTCAATGATCTTACCAGCACGGAGAAAACGGCTCTCTATGCGGCTAGTCCAGAACTCAATGCCGATCGGGAATATAGCCGCCAGAAAGCAGCGGATGACGGCAGTGTTATCTCGAGCTTCTGGAACACTGTAGACAAGGCGCGAGAGCCTTACATGCAAGAAGTTGCCAGTCTGAATGCCGCTCTCGAGTCAGGGCAAATCAGTGGCAATGACTATCGTGATCAGCTCATGCAACGAGAGATGATGATGGGCCAGATTCCCGAGCTACTGAAAGCAGACGACAAGTATGCGGAAGTCCCTCTGACCCAGGCCGAGCGGCTGGCCTATTATGGGGCGAGCTCGGATACCGATGACTCCGGGGTGGATATCTACATCAATGCCTATTATCAGATTCCCAGGGAGCTGAAAGACCCGGCCACTGGCGTACTGGATGCTGGCGAGGTCGTTAGGCTTAGAGAGCAATTGGCGGCGAACGCAGACCCGAACATAGTTGCCCAGGCCGAGGCTTACATTAATCGCAATAGGCATCCGCTCTACGTTCAGGCGCTTAAAGAACGAAGCGAATACTACAACATTCAGAAGTATAGCGGGGTATCGGAGCAGCAGGCTAGAAAAGCAGACGCCGCAGCGGCAACGATCCGTGATATGCGCCGGGCCAATCCAAACATTCCCTCGCAAACGACCTGGGCGATGTATGCGCAGCAAGACCCAGAGGGCGCCTACTTGATCAAAGCGATTAGAGGCAAGACTAATCCGCAAAGAAAGCAGTTTTGGGCAAGCCATCCTCTGCTCTCTGTCTTCTTCTCAGATTTGGAAGGGGAATCTCTGGATCAACTGTACCCTAACTATCAGGACCAGTTTGCAATGGCCGAACAGGGACCGAGCTGGGCTAGTAACTATATTCAGAGCGCAACGAACAAATTGCCACAGTGGTAGAGGGTAGGGGGCATGTACTATAAGAATTTCTAACAAATTCCTGCTGTCCTATAGAAGTAGGAGAACGTGAAGTATTCACCTTTATTTTGGAGGAACAGAGACAGTGACTATTCCAAGTGTAAAGAGCCCTTCCGGGGCCGTTGAGCCAGTGGCACAGGAGCACGCTGAACAGAGCGTTTCGGTTGGGGATACCCAGCCAGAGACCAACCAGGACAGCGCTTCCCCGGCCCAGGAACCAGCGGTACAGGAGCAACCCACTACACCAGAACTCACGGCAGAAGAGGCGTTTCGCAGAGAAAAGCAGGGTGCAGTAGATGCAGCCAAGTTCCAAGCGAAACAGGAAGCTCGACGAGAGTTCGAGGCACAGGCGTTAGCCAACGCAGAGCGTCAGCGTATGTCCACCATGAATGACGAGGAATATGGGCGAACAGTGCGTGAGCAGCAGGGCGTTAACCAACAGAAGGCAATAGCCGCACAGCGTGCTCAGGCGGCAGCGTATGCCCACGTCCAAACGGAGACGCTAGGTACGATTTCGGATGTAGCAAAACGCGAAGAGATTGAGGCCCAGTCGAACGCTGGCAAGTTCAAGACCTACGGTGAATTTCTGTCTGCTGTTCAAAACGTGCAGATTGAAGCTCGCCTGGAAAAGGACAAGGCCAAGGCGACGAAGGCCAAGGCGAAAGCCGAGAATCATGAGCGCGTTGCTGACGAGGCAGACGGCGGCCCTCAACTCGGGGGCGGCAAAGCGACAAAGACTGAGGACTTCAGCAAGCTCACTCCCAAGGAAAAGATCAAAAGAGGCTTCATTGCCGCCTTGGAGGCGAAGCGAAACCAATAAGAATGTAGGAGGCTACTAACATGGCTATGACACTGGCACAGGCTACTAATCTGAGTGAGGACTTTCTGGTAAAGGGTATTGTTGAGGAGCTGATGAAAACCAGCCCCCTTCTGACTATGCTCCAGTTTCAGGCGATTAACGGAAACGCTCTTTCCGTGAACCGTGAAGATACGGACAACATGGGCGCGGCTGGCTTCGTCGGCTTGGACGCCACGATCGAGAGCACCGAGGCTTCGTTTACCCAGGTGAGCTACAGCCTGTACTCCCTGGTAACGCAGGCCGATGTGCCCAACTTCCTGGCTGCTACTCACGGTGAGACGAACGATCTCATGGCCGAGCAGGTCCGAATCAAGACCAAGCTCATGGGCCACAAGTTCGAGAACCAGTGCATTTACGGCACTGCCGCTTCTTCGCTCGGCTTCAATGGCCTGCATTACATCGTTGACAACTGTGGCAACACGGCTATGGAGTTCTGCGCTGGCTCGACGGATACCGGCCTGAACCTCTCGCTTATTATGTTGGACGAGGCCATTGATGAAGTTTCGCGGCGCGGCAGGCCCGATATGATTCTGATGAATCCGACCATCGCACGCCGAATGAATGCTTATCTGCGCAGCGTAGGTTCCTACAACGTCGATCGTGACGACTGGGGCAATTACGTTACCAAGTACCGTGGCATTCCAATTGTTGTGACTGACTGGATCAATCAGACCGAGTTGATAGCTGACAGCACCTACTCCGCTTCCACTGGTGGCTACGATAGCTCTGTGTTTGTGATCTATCAGGGCGAGGGTGATGGCTTGATCGGCGTTCAGAACGGCGGCATTACCACGGAAGTCTTTGAGACCTTGGAGAATAAGGACGCCTCCCGGACGCGCATGAAGTGGTATTGCGGTTTAGCGGCCTACAGCTCAAGCTGCGTTGCCCGAATCTCTGGCATCACCGATTCCGATGTCCTGGCTGTTCCTGCCTAGATCGAACAAAGGGGGCTCCGGCCCCCTTTTCCCTCTGATTGTTTAACAAATAACCTCATAAGGAGGACAACATGGCTTTTGCAGATTCAGGAGTTAGAGATGTGGTTAATGGCGTATGCGTCATGCACATTACCCTCGCGGGCACTGTCACTAAGGGCTGCGCTCTTTACTACAGCACTGGCTGGAAGGTCGCTATTGCGGCCACGGCTATTCAGACACCTATCTTGATCGCTGGCATGGATGGCGTTTCGGGCGAAGTTATCCCGGCCTACATGAGCGCCGTGGTAAACGGTATCACCGGCGCTACCGCTGGCAATCCGATCTATCTTAACGCCGGCGGCGCGTTTACCGAGACTCTCACCGCTGGCTATCCTGCCATTGGCGTAGCCATCTCCGCAACGCAGATTCTCGTTGGTCACAATGCTCGACCGCAGAGCAAGGGCATCGCTATGGCTCTAGTTACTGGCTCGACGGCCACCGCAGAATTGACCTGTGCCGGAATCGCAGTAGGTGATAGGGTGATCAAAGTCCTGCACTTCACTACGCTTGCCTCTATCGCTTCGCTGGCCGATATCACCGCTGCCAATGTTATTACCGTAGCTGCTGGCAAGATCGCCCTGGCGACCACGGATACGAGTAATGACCAGCTCTTGGTCATTTGGGAAGACCTGACCTAGAATAGTTTAGGAGGGGTCTAATCCCCTTCTTTGGAAGGAGATTCACATGGCATTTGCCGATACTGGTTCGAGAGACGCAATTAATGGCGTGGGTGTGATGCATATTGAGCTTGCTGGAACTGTGAAAAAGGGCGACTCCCTTTATTACAATTCCGGTTGGAAAGTAGGCGTCGCAGCCGTTCCAATTCAGACACCCATCCTGTTCGCTGGCGAAGCTGGCGACTCGGGAGAAACCATCCCTGCTTACATGTCCGCTGTGATCAGCGGTCTTACTGGCGCGACGCCTGGTAGTCCCATCTATCTAACGGCTGCTGGCGCGTTTACTGAAACGCAGACGACCGGCTATCCCGCTATCGGCGTGGCTATCAGTGCTACCCAGGCTCTCGTTGGGCATAACGCCCGCCCTCAGAGCAAAGGGCTCGGTGTGCTTCTGGCCGCCGGCGCCACCGCTGGCGACGTGACGGTTACTGGAATCGCTGCAGCGGATCGCTTGATCTCGGTGCTCGTTTTCGATGTTGCCGGCACCATTGAGGGTGTAGTTGACCTGACCTCGGAGTTTACGATCTCGGCGGCCAATACGCTCAACAACGATGCAGGTACTTCGACTGCGAGCAATCAGCTCATGGTTTGGTACGAAGACCTGACCTAGAATAACTAGGGGGCTTCGGCCCCCTTTAGAAGGAGATGACTATGGCCTTTGCAGACACCGCAGCTCGTACAATTGTATCGAGCTGGGGCGCGGTAACTGTCACCCTGGCTGATGACGTTGGTCTTGGTGACGCGATCTACTACAGCTCGGGATGGAAACATGCAGTAGCGGCTGTCGCTATTGAGAAACCCATTCTGATTGCTGGAGCAACAGCGGCCTCTGGTTACGAAATTGCCGCCTATGCTGGCGCTATCTTGTCCGGTCCCACGGGCGCCACTCCTGGCGGGGCTGTTTACTTGGATGCTGATGGCGATCTTACACAGACCATTACGGTGGGCTGTCCCGCTGTAGGCTTTGCCTTGAGTGCAACGCAGCTCATGGTTGGGGCCAATGCCCGCCCTCAGAGCAAAGGTATCAAGGCGGCTCTTGTTACAGGTGGCGCTGCTGCGGCCGACCTTACTTGTACGGGCATTGCAGCGGGCGATCGCCTGATTTCCGTAATCGAACTCACCACCGCTGCCTCCATCGCCACGGCTGCCGATTTGACTTCTGAGACTTGGGTTCTTGCAGCTGACAAAATCACGAATGCGGACGGCGAGACCAACACAACTAGCAACCAGCTTCTTGTGATTTACGAAGACCTGACTTAGTTCGGATAGGAGAGAGGGAGAGAAGCCCCTCTCTCCCCTCCCAGGAGAAGGGGCATGACATGCGAAGATACCATAAATCGTAGAGTTGTCGCGGGTTGGGGGTTAGCAGTCGTCACTCTTGCTACCAATATTGGTCTCGGAGACTTGATTACCTACACTTATGGATGGGAACGCTCTTGCAGACGGAGATGCCGCTGGAGACATTGTATGCTTGGGCATTGAGCCTGGAGATTTTCTAATCTCAGTAATGCACTTTTCAACTAAAGCATCTATTGCCGTATTGGATGACATGACCTCGGAGTTCTCGATTACAGCCACCGACACTATCAACAACGAGGGCGGTACACCAACTAGGCGTGACCAGCTCTTAGTAACCTGGGAAGACTTGACCTAATTAGGATATGGAGCAACTATGGCAAATACGTTAGAGACAGTCCGCCGAGCAGTCGGCTACGAACTAGGGGAGTGTTTCGTAGGGCGCGTCGATTCGGCGGGCTCTACTTATATCTACGACTCTGACCTGATTGACCCGGACGAAGACTATGCCCTCTACGATCGCGCCTGGCTCAGGCTTTATGCCGCAGACGGTGCGCTATCGGAGACTCGGCGCGTGCGGCTTACCAACGAAAGCGAGAGTATACAGGGCTACGATCCAGAAGAGGGACGGTTATACTTTCTGCCCGCGCTAGAGGCAGTACCCGAGAAGGGTGACTACTTTGAGACTCACAGTTTGCTAGCGCCGGATGACCTTGATCGCCTGATCGATAAGGCAATGGACCGATGCTATTACATCGACTATGTACCCATTACTTTGGTTGCAAACCAGCGCGAGTATGACCTGTCAATTTACGACTGGATTACCACGCCCGACCAAGTTACCGATGTGTTCTGGGTAATTGGGAATACTACCGGAGAGTACCAGTATTCTCCTGTGGAATGGTTTGAGTTGAGCGATGATGCGGGAGCCATTACCCTGCACATTCGCCCTATTAGCTCCCTCGCCACGATAGCAACAATTCGGCTTATGGTCCTGCGGCCATACGGCTCACACGTCTGGACTGACAGCGGAACAGATTGTCCTCTGGATTGGCTCACAGCCTGCACGCTCTACGAAGTATATACGTTCTTATCTCGAGGAGCCCCAGGCGAAGATGCCAAGTTCCATCGAGCACAAGCGAAGCAGGCCGCAGAGGTTATGCGTATGAAGATGCGCCAATACCAGCCCCGCCCAACTAGGCGCGTTCAGCTACACAATCATCGAATATCGTCTTGGGACGTGAGGAGCTAACACATGCCTAAGCCTGGCGTTACCTATGATTTTAAGCTGGATGGCAAGGGCTATACGCTTATGCGCGAGTATGGGCGCTCGGGTCAGCGTTCTTGGCAAGAGGAAATGTCTGGTTCTTCGATTGCGGATCAATCCTCTTCCGAAATGCACTATGGCAACCAGCCAGCGACCATTGAGGCCCCGATGGTTTGGAGCACTGCGCACTTGGGATTTGGCGTTGAGAACCAGACAGCCGAGGGATACTACAACTACGCCTACAATATCGACGCACGTTTTCCGGGCGAGATTAACCTTGGCCCCAAGATTAACTACATCTCAGTAGCAGACGCAACCGAACCCATAGGTAAGATTCTTGGCGTCAAGGGGCGAGTCTTCTTCGCTGCAGGCCGATATGTCAAAAGCGTCAACCTGAGCGGGACAGTAACAACCGAGAAGGATTTGGGCGCCCGCCAGCGAGTTAAGGACATGGCTTGGTTTGCGGATCATCTCTTTGTTTCCTCGGGACTTGATAATGGGCTATGGGTTTGTGACGTAACAGATTACTGGACCTGGGGTGTTTCGATTTACGGTGATGATGATGAATGGATGGAGCCGGGTGGAGACCCTGATGTCTGGAGTCAATCTGTCGATGTCTATGGAACGTACATGGCCAACTTCCGTGATAAGCTCTGGATGGAAACTGATCTGTCCAATATACAGGGAATCACAGAGGGAGTAACTTATACCGATGGGGACAACTGGACAGCATCTTATCAGATCGGAGATGGTCGCCAGCCTATCGCGTCTCTGGCCGAGCTTGGAGACACGCTATTCATCGGCAAGCGCAATGGCCTTTACGGACTAGATGGTACTGGCCGGGCTATACACCTGACGCCCGAGCTTCGCACTCCAACAAGTGATGGCAATTGCAGAAACATTACATCCTGGCACGGCTCCTTGTGGATGCCCTATGTGCGCGGTTTGTATCGTGTAAGAGCGGGAGAGGGCCAGCCGACTCAGGTTGCCAATCTGTCGCCCGCCCGTGGCAGCGGAGATAAGACCTTGGTAAAGGGCCTCGTGACGGCTCTCGCAGGGGATGCCCGCTGGCTATATGCTACCTTGTATGACGGCACAGACACCTTTCTGCTGGCGGGAGTAGAGGCCGGGGATCGCATGGTCTGGCATTGCTTGTCCAGAATTGAAAACGATCGCTGCAATAGCTTGTGTATTGCCGATAACGGGACCAACCCGAGGCTCTGGATGGGACTGACCAATCGCTTGGCATACATTGTCCTTCCTCGCTATAGCGACAATCCCAGGAGTGATCCTAATTGTGAAAATGCTCTATCTGGAAGTATTGTTTTCCCGAGGCACTTTTGGGGAACCCCAACAACCTGGAAGATATTTAAGAGTATCGAAGTCCTGGGTGATAGTCTGTTTGCCGGTAAGGGCGTAGAGATTTACTATCGTCTGGATGGGCGTAGTGCCTGGAAACTTCTGGGAGCAGCCACTATTCCGCCACGCCACGTAGTGGGGCTTCCCGTTGAGGGCGAGAGTGCTATTAGCATAGAAGTCAGACTCGATCTGTCCTCTGGTAGTGAGGATGCGACGCCTATTGTCAGAGGCGTTGTCGCCAGGGCGGTAGAGCGTCCATCCACTGTTAAGATCATCACGGCTCGAGTACGCTGCGGCAGCGGAACG